TCGAAAAAATATTTTTGCCAGCATCTACATTCGCTATGACAACATGGCTAATACACTCCGTTGCCCTAAACATATTTAAGTTAGCGCATGGAAGAGAAGAAAAAGCCGTCTAGAAAGAAAAAGGAAATACAAAGAACCTTTATACAAGTAGGCAAAGCAAAAATTGAAGAAAGAGCGCTGCGCTACTCGGATTTAATATTAGATGGCCGCGGATGGGTTGTAGATATGCTCTATAGACCCATTAACTTCGATATGCTACTTCTAAAGATCAAAGACAGGCCTAAACACGTTCCAGGCTGGTGGAATGGCACAAATTGGTGTGGATTGCATTTTAGGCCTCAATATCAAGTAACAGCATGGAAAAGATACGGTGTTTATGAATGAGATCAGCATTAGCATCAAAGACTCTGAGACCAGGTTTACAGAAAAGTATCTGGATTATGATGGAATTAGAATGAGCACAGATGACCCTAAGCTCAAACAACTGGTGGACACAGCCGTAATCAAATTCAAAGCCGCCACTAATAGCAGAGAAGAGGATTTCGATATTGTCATCAAATCAAAAATGATTTGGCAATAGTTATTTGCGCTCCTTTTGATTAATCTCTTGCCTTACAAAGATGCATAACATCATAACATAACAGGAAATAAAATGGATGCATAAAAATTATTTTAATGTTATGAACCAAGAATAAAGGACTAAAATGGCAAAGGTTGTCCCTAAAAAAACAAGAAATGGCGCGATTAAAGATGTAACTATTGCAAAAGCGTTAAAAGAAACATGCGGCTTGCAATCTTTAGCCGCTGAATTGCTTGGCGTCACCCATCAATGTATTTCAAAGCGAGTAAGACTATCACCCTACCTGCAACAAATAGTCGAGCACTTTACTGAGCTTGGCCTAGATGAAGCTCAAAGATCATTACGCAATAAGATTTTAGCTGAAGATCTGGGCGCGATATGTTTTTTGCTTAAGACAAAAGGAAAGCATCGAGGCTTTACGGAAAACACGCAGGTACTCGTCTCTCCAGAAGCCATGAATATGATGAACTCTCTTATGCATCAGACTCAAGAACTTCAAATCGAGCGCAAAAAAGCACAAAGCAGTACATAAAGATCATGAAGATCCGCATTAGTCGCAAAAGACGCTTTATTAGGAAGATGCTCAATATAGCGTATCTTTGCCTTAAGAATGTCAAAAAAGTCGTCTTTGCTGATGCGATTTTCATTTTCCTCGTAGTTCTTTTCGCATTGCTTTTTGCATTCACTATCTTTGGCCTCTTTCTCGTTTTCAGGGTCTGAAAAATTACGAAAATCGCCAGCAAACGCATAAGTATGGTCATATCCTCCTCTAATGGAGACACTTCCGCATGCGCATACTTGTGTGTCGTGCAGGCTAATACTTTTGAGCTTTGTCTTACATTTTAAACACTCAGCCGTATTTTCCCTGCTCATTTATATTAAACCTTGCCTTACCACGCCCAGCCTCGCCTAGCCTAGCCATGCCGAGCCCCGCCTAGCCATGCCTTTGTAATTAAACCTTGCCTTGCCTAGCCTAGCCTGGCCGAGCCCAGCCTAACCACGCCTTGCCGTGAATCTGTGTAATTAAACCTTGCCCTACCCCGCCTCGCCTAGCCTGACCTAGCCTTGCCATGCCCTGCCACGCCATGTATTCTTTACCTTAATCTTTTTTTTCAAGCGTCTTGTAGCACTTTTTTTCTGTTACATCTTTCTTCTCCAAGAAAAACCAACAAAGAGGAAAAGAAGCCACAGTACAGATTGCAGTTATAATTAGAGACCAGCTGATAAACCACACTCCCTTTTAAAGTTACTTGTTGATATAGACATTTCTATAATCATTTCACACAGGAATGCCCATGCAAGATAAGAAAGTCCCGCCAAATCCAGCCCTCACCGCAAAACAAATGGAATTCGTTGAATGCTCGAACGCTAGGTTTAATCTCGCGCATGGCTCTGTCCGCTCTGGCAAGACGATCTGCACGCTCTATCGCTTCATGCAAGCTGTTTATCTGTGTCCTGACACACAAGTTTGGATGATTGGTCATACTTCCTCCACAATATATGATAATGTTATTCGTTTAATTATTGAGGCCACTGCTGAGGGCCTTCCCGATCCTCTTTCTATCTTTCGACCGCACTGTACATGGATTCGCGGAGAAAGGGAGCTGAGGTTCGGAAACAAAGTAATTTCTACGATCGGAGTAAACAATAGCGGAGCGCTCGGAGTAATTCAAGGAAAAACTTTTTCTCTCTGCTATTGTGATGAAATGACGCTCTATCCAGACAGCATTATCGACATGATTCACACGCGTTTATCTCTTCCCCACTCGCAGCTATTTGCCTCTATGAATCCCATGCAGCCAACGCATAAGATAAAGCAGTGGATTGATCGCGGCATTGCGGGAGATCAAAACTACTATAGCCTTCATTTCGATCTCGACGACAATCCCTTCTTACCTCAAGAGTATAAAGACGATCTGCAAAAGAGTTTAACAGGCGTTTTTTACAAGCGCTATTATCTAGGGCAGTGGTGTCTTGCGGAGGGAGCGATCTTTGACTTCTTTGATCGTAATATCCATGTGGAAAAGGTGCGCTTTTGTGCCGAATACTGGATTGTAGGCGTCGACTATGGCACTACAAATGCTTTTGCTGCTGTGCTCATTGGCATAAATACGGGAAAGCAAACGCAAACGGGCAAGAAGATGTGGGTCGAGGACGAATACTATTGGGATTCTGCTAAGAGGGGACGCCAAAAGACAAACTCCGAATACGTTGAAGATTTAAAGCGTTGGCTTGCTCCCTATGCTGTTCGTGGTATTTATGTCGATCCTAGCGCAGAAGCTTTTAAGCTAGAGATGCAGCGTGCTGGTCTGCGTGGTATCAATGCTAACAACGACGTAGAAAATGGAATTCAGATAATGACTAGCGAGATGAAGCGTGGGAATGTAACCATTTGTCCCAACTGTACAAATCTTATCCGCGAGGTTGAATCCTATGTATGGGATACTAGGAAGGCCGAGAAGGGAGAAGAGGAGCCCGTAAAGAAAGACGATCATGCTGTTGATGCGATGCGCTATGCTCTTGCATCCCACAAGGTTTCAAATTTTGATGTTGACGAATACAATCGTAAAAATGAAGAATATTTGCGTAAAAGATTTTATGAGGGTGGTGGTGGATTCAGATAAAGCGCACCTAGACAAACCTGCTAAAGAATAATGGGATAATGGCTTTGATGGCTAAAAATGATGACGAAATAAAGAAGCTCGTCGCTCAACTTGGCATACAGATTGAAGATAGTTTTCTGTCCGTATTTGCAAATGATCCCGATTCCGCAGCCAGTTTGTCCCTATATTTAATTACCTATATCTTTTGCCGTGGCTCTGTGGGGAGTAGAGTGACATTGATGAAGATTATTTCGAAATTATACGGTAGTGGCAACCATGTATTTGAAGACTTTGACGACTTAAAAAGCTGGGTTGATAATATTAGAATCATTTATTCAATGTCTTATGAAGAAGATAGAGAGGGTTCAAACCGTGATGCAGAGTGATTGGTTCGACGCAAACGAAGAAATTCCAATGAAAGACGAAGTTGTATGCCTCATGTATATTGAATTGCGCAATGAATTCGAAAGGTTGAGGTACTATGATATCGGTTATATCTTCGCAGATCATTGGCGAGAGGCCAAAGGACATGAGCTCGTAGAAGTTAATGACAAAAAGGTTCTCTATTGGATGGAGATACCCGGGTTGCCATAACTCCTCTTAGAAGCGGAGCCTCTGTTGCTAACATGGCGCGTCTTGTGCCTTTAATCGATAATGACATTAATTTTCACCTTTTTCTAACAAACCTTGCCTTGCCTTACCCAGCCTCGCCGGACCTGACCTGACCTGGCCTTGCCATTCCATACCGTGCCACGCCTAGTAGCGAATATGATGCAATATTGCATCATATTTTGCACGAAAAATAATGGAAAAATATCCAGTTTTTCGTCATAATATTGATATGAAAATATGCGATATTTGTAAAAAAGAGATTAATTTAGTAAGAGCTACAACATGTCGAAGTTGCATCAGAAAAGGTATTAGTTATAGATATCAGGAAAAAAAGAAGGAAGAATTAAAAGAAAAACAAAGGATTTACAGACACGCAAACCGCAGGCTTTGTCAAAAAAGATCAAGAGCTAGTCAATTAAAAAAACCAGAACATTATCGCTTAAAAAGACGTGAAAATTATAGAAAAAAACATGGCATTCCTTTGGATGATCCTTTTGTAAAGCGAAAGGCTGGAGAAGGCAGTATTGACAAGCAGGGCTATAAAACTATTACAGTTCGTGGACATCCCAATCAAATGGATTCTAAAGGGAGGATTCGTGAACATGTTTATGTGATGTCACAGTATTTAAATAGACCTTTGATCAAGGGAGAGACTGTTCATCACAAAAATGGAGATCGAATAGACAATAGAATTGAAAACTTAGAATTATGGTCAAAAGCTCAACCGCCAGGGCAGCGAATTGAAGATAAGATCGATTGGTGTATTGAGTTTTTGCTACAAAGGGGATATAAAGTAATAAAAGACAAATAAATATTTTAAGGAGGTCTTTTTGAGCTTTTATTATCCTCCATGGAACAATGCGCTAGAACCCAATCAAGGTAACGTCAGACAATGGTTGGATAATCTCTATTCAAAATTTCAACCAATAGAACAGGCACGGGTCTAGCGCCCTTATCGTAATGATAGGGGCGCTGGGCCAAAAATGCGTTGGAACCAAAGTAATATCGATACGCTTTTTTATGCGGGTTCGCAAACCTTCATCAATAGGTACTTTAACTTCACGCCATCATTTAGCTATCAAAATTTTTACTTTAATCTGTTGCAGCAACCTGTTAACATGGTGACAGGATATCAGAGACAGCATAGAAAGTCAATCACTTACGTTCCGTGTGAAGGTGCTGATGCCCACACTACCGATCAATATACCCGAATAATTACACACGTAGCGAATGCCGAAGGTATTCATGAGCAGTTCTCCAGAGCCTGTGAGCAGTCTTGCATTACTGGGATGGTACTTTGCCAGCCTTATCTCGATTTTAATGGTGACGATCAGGCCCAAGGACAGCTAAAACTAAAGGTCTGGGAATATAATTCCTTCTTAATAGATCCTTATTTTAGAGCGCCTGATGCCTCAGATGCTGAATTCGTTTGGTGTCAAGAGTATATTTCTAAAAAAGAAGCCGAAAGCCGCTTTCCGGATAAGCTTCAAAACATTGCGCCTATGGCTGGCACGCCTCAAAGGTATGGCAGCTTTTACTTCCTCCCAGAGAACTACAACATGGCGCGCAACGACCTTATGGTGCTCAGCTATGTATGGTACAAGTGGAAGCGCAAAAAGAAACGCCTCTATAGTAGAAAGCGCAATCAGTTCTTCGATTACGCTGGCGGCGAGGCGCAGCTAGAGCAGATCCTCTATGCAATTGATGATATGGAAGAAGTTACTGTCGAAGTTCCGTCATGGAAGCTTGCCGTTGTTCTGAATGATCAATTAATGTACCAAGGTGAAAATCCGTTGGGTTTTGATGGCTGTCCGTTTGTCCCGGTTTATTGGAATTATGAACCGCATACTAACTATTATGATTTACGTGTGCGTGGGCTTGTGCGGACTATGCGCGATTCTAATTATCTTCTTAATAGACGTATTATTATCAATCATGACATCTCTGAGTCGACAATTAATCAAGGTTGGAAACGCAAAGTTGGCGCTGTTGCGAATGAAGACAACCTCAAAAAGTCGGGACAAGGGTGGGACATTTTAGTCAATGAAGGCTATGAAATGGGCGATGTCGATCGTATTCAGCCTGCAAATGTGCCCGAATCAGACTTTGCCCTTGCAGATCAACTCAGATCGCTTATTTTTGGCACCTCTGGTGTCGATCTAGAGAACTGGTCAGCTCAAAATGATTCTCAGGCATCTTCACTAACTACAATGTTAAAGCAATCAGCGAATCTCCTGGTACTGCAAAAGTATTTCGATCAATGGGATTTAGCATTAAAACTCCTGGGAGAAAAGCTTATACAGATAGTCCAACATAACTGGACGGCAGAAAAAGTTGCTCTCTACCTCGGAGAAGAGCCTAGCGAATATTTTTATAGTAGAATCTTTGCAAAAACGCAGGTTTTAGTCGAAGAAGGGCTTCTCACGCCTACGCAAAGAAACATGCAAGCACAGCAGCTCATGGATATCAATCAGATGTTTGGACGCGAAGTCTTCCCCCCATCGATGATTATCAAAGATATGAACCTTTCAGGCAGGGATGAAGCGGTTCAATTCTTACAACAGCAAGAGCAGCAGCTGCAAGCATCACAACAAGAGGCTCAAAATATCCAGCATACGTTTGAAGAAGCAAAACTCAAAGAAATGTATGCTAAGGCGGCAGCACAGATAGCGAGTGCAAGAGAAAGGCATGGCCGTTATGAAGCTGACATCGGATTGCTGGAAGAGCGCTTGGCTGAAATCGGTAAAAATAACGCCCTTTCTGCAAAATCAAAAGCAGAAGCTATTAAAACTATGGTTGAAACTGCTCAACTTTATGGGCAAATAGAAACCGATATGGCTACGAGAGAAGTCGACCAAATGGAAGCGGATGAAGTCAATAGAGAATCCGTGCAAAGGGAAGAGGCAAAAAGAAGCTCGTTGTCGGCACAGTTTGCAGCAGAGATGCTCAACGGCATGCATGGACAAGCACAGGGCCAATAATTCTATAAAATATCAATTCCATCAAATTCTAAGACCCTCTACAATAATTGCATTAAAACGTGGCGTGGCAGGGCTCGGCTTGGCATGGCGAGGCTGGGCGTGGTAAGGCAAGGTTTAACTTATAAGGAATTCATGAGAATAAAAGCGAAAATAGCGATTGAAGGTACAAAATCCATTTTATTTCACACATTTCCTATCGACACATTGACACCAGGAAAATCTCGAGGTGGAACTACTGGAAAAGATGAAGAAGAGTGGAAATCTACGGTGCTTATGACGGGTAATCGTCAGCTTTATGTGATGGGAACCTATTTGATAGGGGCGATTAAATCTGCTGGCAAGCTCATCAAAGTTGGCAAAGGCAATATGATGAAAAAAATCGAATCTTGCCTAGAATGTTTAGAAGATGTTGTTCTTTTAGATAATCTTTTCGTTCCTGAAGATTCTCAATTGACAAAATCTTCGATGGATCCCGTCTACATAGATGTCCGATCTGTAGTCAACCCTTCGACAAAAGGAAGAAACTTGCGATTTCGGATAGCTGCAAAAGCTGGATGGAAGCTATCCGCAGCAATCGAATGGGATGATTCTTTAGTATCTAAAGAGACTATGAAAGAATGCGTAACCAACGCTGGGTTATATGAAGGTATAGGCGATGGCAGGCGGATTGGATTTGGAAGATTTTCCGTTGTTTCTTTTGAGATTCGCAAGTAGAAGTAAATATATTATCTATCAGGCTAGGCGCGGTGCGGCGTGGCACGGTATGGTTTGGCAAGGCTAGGCTAGGCAGGGCTGGGCTCGGCAAGGCGGGGCATGGTAAGGCAAGGTTTAATATAAATTTATTGTAACATATTGCGAAAACATTTTTTAAAATGTATATTCAAGCTAAATATACTCATGCATGAGGTGTTACAATGAGCGGTAGACGCATAGATGACCACAAGTTTTGGGCTGGTGGACCTGGTAAAGACAGTGTTCTTCCAGATGGACCCCATAAAGTAAAGACTGAAAGATCTGCAGAAGGATCAGGTCATTTAGGGTCAAAATATCCTGATACTACAGAAGATATCCATAAAGATCAGATGATGGGAGATGGTAAAATTAAGTCTCATCCTATCAAGTCTGGATACAGAAACTAGTTTTGAAATAGCATCATTGAGACCTCGAATGTAAAATAGAGGGTGGAGTTATCCCACCTAGAGGCGATAGCCCTTCAAGATTCGCCGATAAACTGGAGATGGGCATTTTTTGCAAATAAGGGAAATTCATGAATAAGATTTTGAAAGATCCACTTGCAGTTAAGGCAAAGCATGACGGCGCTTACCCTTTCGAGTTTAATGCTCCTAGCTATGATAATCGGTCAAGCGGAAGTATTTCTGCTGGTGATGATTATGGCGTTGGTCATAAAACTCCTGTGGGAACCATGGAAGCACGATCGATAGATCAAGGTCCTATTCCACAAAAGGCTCATTGCTTTTCTCCAAACGAGATTTTTTCTGGTAAAAACGCAGAAGATCGAAAGGGCTAGTTTTTTAACAAAACATTTAAAAATTGGCATGTTCTGCAATCATGAAAATCAATGGTAAAAATCCCAAGCGCCTCAAATCTTACGAGTCCCATACCGCTCCTACGAAATATGGTATGGGCGATCATTATGGCACTTCGCTTAAAGCTCCAATAGGTAAAATGCGCAGTGATTCCGTCGGCATTAGACCCGTATCTCCAAAGCAGCTTAAGACAAAGCCTAAAAATCTAGCTTAGTGTTATTTTCTAACTCTCTTGCAAGGACACGCGCCCGAAGTTTCACAAGTAGAGTCGGACTTCAATAATTGTTCATCAAAAAGATTACCGGAAAGGGCTGTCGCTATTATGGCAAAGCCTACCGCTGCCAAACTTTTAATAAATGTCATATAAACTCCTTTAAAATTGTAAACGATTCCTTTTTCATATCAGTTTTTCTTTTTTTTCGTTAGCGCATCCAAACTTATCTTTTGATAAATCGCATCAATTGCATCATCACTCAAATCATCATCTTCTTTGGCTTCCATTTTTTCTCTATTATTTTCAAAGTTATAAATGCTTTCAGAAACGGTCTTATTTTCGGCTATATTGCCTTCAGCATAGTTAGACCACATTTCTCGTGGCGGCAGCAGCCAAAGGACTTTAACGACGTCTGAGCCTGGATATGCCTTAAATAGCATAGAATTTGTTTGGGCTTTGGGCTTTGTAAGCCTCGGCTGCCAAATAAGCGTCTTTTCGGGGACTTCTTCCATCGATTTATATCTGCCTGACATAAAAAGCTTGAACTTTTCATCCATGCCAAGAGTTCGTGAATGCGCAAAAATATAGAATGAATGTTCTCCAAATGGCCGCTTGTCAATTAAGTTCTGGCAGCAGGAACCGATATCGGTTGATTGCTTGGTAAAATGCTCATAACGATCGTGTGTTTCCAATAAGTTTAATTTCATTTTGTTCAGTGTCCGTGTTCTGGGTTGATATAATAAATATTTTAATATAATAAACATTATATAACCCGCTAGCCAGCGTAACGGCAAAAGGAGATATGTCAGCAGAAATGCAAAACCCCATCCCAGAACAAACACCAGAACAGCAAAAAGCAGTGAATGACAAGGAGCTCAACTTCGCACGATTAAGAAAGCAAGTCGACGAAGAGAGGGCGGCACGGCAACAGGCAGAGCAGAGAGTAGCCGAAATCGAAAGAATTTACCAAGAGAAAATAGCTTCAAAGCACAGCGATAACGATGATGATGATACTAGTGATGAGCCTTATGTAGATCATAGGCGGTTAGAAAAGAAACTTGCGAAGTTTAGTCAAAAGACTAAGCAAGAAACTCAGCAAGAAATCAAACAAGAAGTGGAAAAGGCGCTTTCCGAAGAAAGAAGGTCTCAGTGGTTGAGAAATAACCCAGACTTTTACGAAGTGATGGGTCATGCGCAAACTTTTGCGGATAAAGATCCCGAACTTGCGGAGACGATTCTTCAGTTGCCAGACAACTTTGAAAGGCAAAAGTTAGTCTATAAAAACATCAAAATGCTTAAGTTACACCAAAAAGAAGAGCCAAAGTCTTCTATCCAAGATAAGGTCGATCAGGTGCGACGTGGAGCGTTTTATCAGCCTACTGGAGTTGGATCGGCACCTTATTCTCAACAGGGCGATTTTAGTGAAGTAGGCCAAAAGAACTCTTACGCAAAGATGCAGGAGTTAAAGAAAAAGCTTCGTATATAGCTAAAAACCCCTGAGATTTAATAGCAAATCAGGCATACTATATGTCTAGCAAGAGGAGATTTATGGACTTAGGGGTCATTATAGCTGTCTTGGGAAGCGCAATGACTATCGTTGGTGTTGTTATTGCAATGATATTTTGGGTCCGAAGTGAGGCCAATGATATAAGAAAAGATCAAAAAGAAGACAGAAAAGATATTCTGCAATTGGTTAGATCTATCGAATTTGAAATGAAGGATTTTCATTATAAACTGATAGAAATCGAAAAATCACGTGTGGGAAAATCTTGAGGCAATTATGACGCACTTAGGGATCATCATAGCGGTCGTAGGGAGTACAATTTCTATATCGGCAGTTGTTTGTCTTTTAATATATTTGTTTAAAAAAGGCTTTTAGAAATCGAAAAAGCCAGGTTTTCTCACGGAAAGCAATTTAAAAATCCTTAAAACCGCGGACACCTAGATCCGCGGAAGCCACACGCACTAATTTGGGCTTTTTACAGCTTCAAAAATGTAGTTTGTGTTGTTGATTTTTACTGTGGAAGGTATAACGATTTTGAATTTCTCTTCCTCATCTTCATGTAAATCGTTTCGTATGTCATAGTAAGCTTGTACCATTTTTGAAAAGACAAGTTTCGCCAGTTCTTCTTCTGTTTTCATGGACTTTCTCCGGAAAGATATTCTCATCATGGCATAAGTATATGTAAATTGAATTTTTTTGTGTATGAGATTGGTATCGTGCACAGAAAATCACGTTTTTGCGTGTATGAGATTCTTGAACTAAAATAATATTTATTATATATATAAGCTTACGCAGGCACAGCGTTAGTGCGCTTTTGCGTTATAGGTGTTCGCAATCCTAATTCGACATGATTGAGAACGGACGTAGCACGTTTCCGTCCACGGATCAGCATGTCTTTGTTAATTGACGATTAGAGGTATAACATGTCAATTACAACTACTGGGAACCTTGGCCCTATGATCCTGCAAAGCCTTGCGCCTGCAATGCTCTATGTGCCAACCCCGACCATTAGCCAAATTTAAATTTGTGGTCGTTAAATCTCCTCTGATTGAGGTGGATCTCTATATTACACACACCAACGTATTTATAGACAACACTGCGCAAGCGTAATTGTAGCGTAATCGACTGAGTGAGGAGACTCGCAAGAGATGCGACAGTCAGAACTCATAGGCGACTATGAGAGATCGGGTCGAAGAACCTGATCCGCCTAGAAATAGGTCATAAAAGTAACAGAATGGAATTATATCTTGGTCTGCGACAAAGTTTCTATGCCAACTAATGGCGGAACAACTTGCCGTTTTATGAGACCAAGAGCGCTTGTTCCCCCTACAGTACAATTGGGGAACTCGGGGATTGATCCTCCAGCGCAAGTGCCACAACGCGACATCATAGATGCGCAAATGGCTTTTTTTGGTACAGGCTGTATCATAAATGAACAGGTCATATTACAAGATCAAGAGGGTAAAGGACTTACATCAAAAATGGCAGCATAATACGCCCTCTTTAGGCGAGTAAAATGGTATTAGCTTGGGTATCCGAGCGACTCGCCGTGGCCATAAACTAAACTCGTGGCCATAAAACCTTGACTGATTGACTCGGAAGCCCGATGGGGTAACGAGGCGGAAGATAAGATCACCGTGAGAGACTGAGCGTCAGGGACTCGAAAGAGTATGCAACAGTCCGAACCGTGACAATAGAAGAAATCACGGAGGGAAGGCTGAAGTGCCATCCCCGCCATAATGAGGCAAAATGGATCAATGTGCGAAATGCAAAAATCCTACTGAAGGTGGGTCAACATTTGTAGAAGGAGGTAATTCCTACAGCTTTTGCAAATTCTGTTCGAACCTTCTTCATAAAATGAATAAAACGCACGTAATTCATATGTTCACACAGGAAAATGCCAGCCAATTCGAAGAGCTGCCGTTAACTAATGTGGAACGAAACATGCTAGCAGCTAAAGAAAGAAGATGTGCTGGCAAATCATTATGGTCATAAAGTAACAGAATGGAGACAAGCCGAGGATTTGATCCTCCGCGATTACATTGTGTCTGCAGCTAGCCAAATCAATGCTGGCGGCGGAAGCAATGGAGACAACCCAACTAACCTTGGGGTCTCTGATTTTAGTTTAGTAGCAACAACTCTCGATAAATTTTGTGTCGAGAATAAATCTTTGGTAATTGACTTGGAGTTCCTCGCTGCATAAGCAGACGGATAACAAGGGGCAAGCAGCGAAAGTGTGCAGCCTGAGAGACTAAATCCAGAGACCGCTTTTGCGGATGCGATAGTCCAACCTCTATAGAGATATAGAGAGGTAGCAGAAATGACTACCCGCTTAAATGGTGTTGTTAAGATGACGAGATTGATTATAAATATTTTCTCTATCCAAGCGATCCTTGGAGAGGATTTTTTTTCTCATTTGCATCATCTTTTCGCAGATATGTTTTTTAGATACGAGATATGGATAAATGCATTCAAGAATAGGATCAAGTTGCAAGTTGGATATTCTCCAAAGCATTTGATTTCTACAGTTAGGAATGTGTTTTTTATTCAAGAAATGAAATTGACCTCCAAATCTTTCGGAAGCCCAATAAAAGAAAGGGGATTTTGTGTTGTTGCATTGGAGTTGAGGGCGATATGTAAATGTCTTTCCTCTCTTTTGCATCGTTCTGTTGATGTCGAGACTGCATTCAGAATCGATATATCCAGCAAGATAAGCAAAGTCTTCTTCAGTAGGTTTTATAGTGTTTTTTATAATACTAAGATCTTCTTTTATATCCCGATGGATAAGATTAGCATTTTCTTTATACGAATCCATTACTTTTGTAATCGGCTCTTTAAGGGCTTCTCCAATGACAGATCTAAATTCTTCAAAAAGAAGATATTCGTATTTTTTTTCTACAAGAAATTTAGCAATGTTATGCAGATGTTTAAGGCCTTTATAGGTAAAACGAAAATGGTAAGAAATATGACGATTTATTGTTCTGGGATGAATAGCTCTAACAGAACCGTCAAATCGATCAGCGAACCATATAATAGGTTCCTTTCTTACAGAAACCACAACAAGGTGACTTCCCCATTTTTTGTTTCCGATTTGAAAGCAGCCATCTCCATCTATATAACCTGCTGCGTAAGCATAATCAGTTGTCTTCATAAGTATATTATGAGTTAACTGGTCTATTTAAGTCAACAAGTAATAGTTTTTGACAAATAACGCTTATAAATTTATGAGCGGCATCGAGGGGATGGATCGCTTTGGAACCGGCCCAGTGCGTTCAGCATATTTTATGCTGTCGTCTACCGAGTTGCAAACCGATTTTGATGGACTCACTGGTTCAGGATTCCTGTCTCAGTGGTCATATCCGACAAATGCTACAGCTCTTCCATCTGAGTATGGATCAGTATTTAACATCCGTATTCTAACCAGCTCTGAAGCCCCTGTGGCTCGAGGCGTCTCTGCTAACGATCGTGACGTTTATTACAACACGGTAGTTGGAAAACAAGCGGTCACACACATCAATCAGGACGGCTATAGCATGAACCTGATTTATCGTGATCCTTACTATTCTGGAATGCTCGCGCAAAACGCTACCTTGGCGGTTAAATTCGCTCAGGCACAAGCTATTACGCAAGATACAGCTATCAGAAACCTACTATGTACGCGTGCATCTAACGCGACATCACCATAAGGAGGTTATATGGCTGAATATTCTAAATTAGCATCGGGAACATTCACAACTGCTGCGTCCCCAGTGACACAGGTTGTTAATCTTCCTTTTCAACCGCAAAGAATCAAACTTTTGAACCAAACAGCATACACTACTCCTGCTCAATACGCAGTAACACAAGCAGAGTGGGATGTGAATATGGGACAAGGCGTTGCAGTTATGGAATACCTGGAATCAGGTAGTGCTCCATGGATTGTTGCAGCGGATTCTGTTGCATCTGGCGGTATCAGCACATTTTCTGCTGGCCTTTCATTGCAATATGGACCTCAACTCCAAATTGCAAGTATTGCGAAGGCAAGTCCAACTATTGTTACTACAGCTTCTCCTCACGGTCTATCCGTAGGACAGGTTGTAATTCTAGAAGGGCTTTATCAATCTGCTACAACCGGTATGCCACAAATGAGCAACATGCCATTTGTTATTACCGCTGTAGGAAGCACAACTACCTTTACGGTAACCTGGAATAGTAACCAATCGAATTACACTGCTCTCAGTGGATCTCCTACTGGCGCATATGTAAGACAGGTTCTCTATCCTTGGAATTACCTTCCAGGAAAAAATTTCATTACAGC